ATACTGGAGCATATATACTGGGTAATTTTATAATTCTTTTATTTTTATATTTTTTAAAATAAAACAAAAATTGGGAAGGTTTTTACACCTTCCCTTTTTTTATTAAATATTGTCAAATGATGCACCTGTTGGAGTAATTACGAATTCAACATCGATAAATTCAAGTGAACGAGTTGGTTTAATGTAGATTTTACCTCTTAATGTATTTGCATCAATGTCCTCAGGGTCACTTGATACTGTTACACGGAAATCATAAAGACCTCTTTCTCTTTTAATTGCATCCAATATAGGATTTACCAATCTCAAGAACTCGTTACGAACTTGTTCGTCGTTTTGTTCGAATAACAATCTAATTGCAACTGCTGAAATAAGTTTTCTTGCTCTTAATAACAATCTTCTTACGTTGATTCTATCAAGTGCAGATTCTCTAACTTGAAGGGTTTTGTTACCCCAAATGATAGTACCTGTATCAGAGAAAGTAGCAATCGGGTTAATTCTTGCTTTATATAAATCATCTCTTTCATCAAGAGTTAATTTTTTAAATGCCTTGATTGATTTAACCAAACCTCTTGAGTAACCCGCCACCGCGAACCAAGGGAAAGATACATTATCTGTCAACGCGATATTTCTTACCACTTCACCTGTTGGTGGAACATATAATTGAGTTGCGTTATCCACGTCTCTAATTTGAATCCAAGGCCAGTAAGTTGCTGAATAGTTACTATCAATTGCAACTCCATCCAATGCATCAATTACTTCAGTTGCAGTTCCGTAGTTTGGTGAAGCGATTACATATAATGAATCCGCTCTATCATTTTCGGTCATATCAATTGCGTAAGCTGTGATTGAACTATGGTCGTAGAAGTTAACACCCGGTGTTGCGAAGATATTAATATCAACCGCCTCAGGGTTTGCAAATGTGTCAATACCTTGAGTGTATGCGTAATAGTCACTGTTTCCAACCGTTGTATTAAATACTCCGCCATTTGCGGTGTTACCACTTACATAAGTTTTCTTACCGAAAATGTAACCATCTCCATAAGTTCTTACGTTTCTGTAGATATCCCAACCATCGAAACCACCTGCCGGTGCGAATGTGAATTTACGGTAACCAATATTTGTTAAAACGTTATCAACACCTGTTTGACCTTCTAAGTCATATGATGTAGTAGTATATGTTGTACCTGTTATAGATGAAGCATTTGTTGAAAGGTGAAAACCTTTAGTCGCTCCAGCCGCAGCAGAACCTTTATATTTGAATAAGTCATTGTCATAAGTAACTCTACCTGTAGGACTAGCCAAACCAAAGTAAACTTTTCTCACTTTATCTCCTGTTGAAAGGATTGGTGTACCGTCAGTCAAATAACCTGTAGTATCTCCCGCTTGGTAGAAATTAGTTTTGTACATTACAGAACCTAATTCATTACCACCACCAAAAGTTGCGTTTGTTGTGTAACCTTTGAAACCTGCGGGATATGCGTCGGTTGGGTGATTATCAGTCATACTTAACATGATGTATCTTGAACGTAATTCATATTCACCATCAGATGTACCAACTTTTTTAGCAACATAACCCGGAAGTTCTGGATTCATTGAACATCTTGTAAATTTCTCAAGAACAACGATATTTTCATCGGTATCATTAAAATCACGTACAATCAAATCAAATTCTTTTGTGTCAATATCAATATTGATAATTGAAACTTTAACTTCAGTGTTTGCAGATTCACCATCAGAGATTGTGATAACATCGAATAAATCCGCAACGTTACCACCTCTTACTTCAGAAACAACAGTTGGTGTCATTGGTGTATCCCATGAGGTTAAGAAGTTGTTACCTTCTGTTTCATATACTTCAGTTAAACTCAAACCTTTAATAAGTCCTTGTTTGTATGCTTCCGCTAAGTAGTTAGGGTATGATTCGTAAACATAAATTGGACAATCAGATTTTGATTTATCATAAACATCAGAACCAAATACTTTAGTTACATATTTTGATGAACTACTATCTAAACTACATGTGAAAGTTTTACCACCACTTGTTGCTCCTGTTACATTAACTGTAAATTCTGCAAGTGGATTAGTTGCTAAACTTGAACCTGTGATTTCAAACTGAGTATTACCGGTCACTTCATAAGTTAATGTTTGACCAACATATGAACCTCTTGACCTGAACGCTAAAACAACTTGGTTGTTGTATTCAGTGTTTTGGGTTGCATTATATGTGTACTGTGTAACATTAAATCTACTTGTACCACTGTTGTAAACAAACAAATAAGAATATACTTGGGTAAGTGATGCGTTTGTCACAACATTATACCATTCTTTAGTATTATTATTAGTTGCATTATCTAAACCTGTTAAAGGAGATGTTGTCTCAGTTCCTGTTAAACCAGAAGTTGAAGACGATGGAACCTCACCAATAACAAACCATTGTCCATTATTAACTGAAGTATTACCACTATAGTTTGAAACAAGGTAGTTAGGTAATGTTGTACCATCATATGCAGTTAAACCTGATAGGATTGTGTAATGTGTACTACCTGTTACACCTGTTACTGTTGGAATGGTTGTACCTGTTGTAGAACCACTGTAAGTTCCTAATTGAACTCCACCGATTGTTTTAACCGCGAATGTTTTGTTTGGTTTGTATCCTGTAAGACCTAAGATTCTTGTTACAAAAAGTTGATTTGATTCTTGAAGGTAAGCTTTAGCAACATAAGGTAATTCATATTTTGGATTGTTGTTACCATCTTTTGCTGGTGACGTTGTTCCAAAATAAGACCTGAATTCGTCAAAACTAGTTATTAATATTGGTTCGAAAGCGGGACCTTTTAAGGTTTCACCGACCAACCCCAATGTACTCACCCCAACACTTTGTGCTACGAATGTTAAATCTTTTTCTGATGTGTATACACCAGGAGATACAAAAACTCTATTTGAATTTGCCATTTTTTAATTGTTTGGTTGTTTAATTTTATTTCTTTATCAATAAATATCTTTGTTTTTAGCAAAGATTTCCTTGATTTTCTCAAAAAATATCATTAGAGATACTAATTTATCTTTTCGTGTCAATATTTATCTTTATGGTGGAAAATACCCTGAAAAACATTAAGGTAAGTGAAAAACATCACAAAATGTTAAAAGAACATTGTGATAAAAACGGTTTAAAAATTTACAAACTTGTTCAGAAATGGATTGAGGATACTTGTAAAGAAAACAAATCCTTAGAAACTTCTAAGAAAAAAGACATCTATGGAGATTAGTCAAATGTAGAATTGATTATGTGATTATAATCGTACTTACTTCTACCAATTACATTTATGTTTAACTCAGTTATATCGCTTTGTTGATTTAACCTATTATAGTTATCATTAATTACATAATTTATTGTCCCCGAAGTTTGTTTAGGTTCAATAAAGATTATAACATGGATTTGAACAGTCGAACCCGAAACCACTTTTAATGTATCGGTAAATGAAATTCGTATTGTTTTATCCACAGGACGGCTCGCGGTAACTGTATAATCCGCAACAATTGAACCTCCACTGTAATTACAATTGATTGTTAAATCTATGATAGGATTACTTTGTTTGTGTGAAGTAACATCCACCTCCGTCATAAGTAAAGACCTATTAACTGCAGGTTTTACTTCAAATTCCTCATCGTCAATTAAGAAACCTAACATAGTGAACGAATAATTTTGAACGTAGAATCTTCTTCCATCCAAAGTATCCATAGGAGTATTATCTTCAATTCTATCTAAAACAATTGGAATGTAGTGTCCTTTAACCGTGGTATATGCTTGACGAGACGAGAAATGTTCTAAAACAATTTTGTTGAATTTATTAATGTCCCTAAATTTTGTACAAACAATAGTTACATCAAATCCAATATCAACAGCAATTGGTTGAGGTATTTTATAAACATCGGCACCCATTTGGTTACCGTCCCATGTTGGAACTGTTGCGTAGAAGAATTGTCTTCTGTCAGGAATCGTTCTTTGTATTGCGGGATTGGTACCAAATTGAACATCAGGTTTTCGAACTACAGCAATAAAGGGTAATTTAATATTTCCATCTTCATCAGAAAATGACCAATTATTTGTGAATTCACCCCATCTTTGGACTGTTAATATTTTAGGAACAATTGGAATCTGTACACTATCGGAAATAACCTTAAAGTTCGACTTAACAAAATCGAGCATACCTAAATCAAGGTCATCGTGTAAAATAGAATCAGGTAGATATGTATCGGATTTTGTAATATTCTCCAACAATTCTTTTCTTCTACCAATGATATCACCAGCATTTGAACCGGTGTTCACACCGTATACTTTAATATTGTTTTTTCTTTTAGGTAATCCCATAATTAAATTCCACGAAATTCTGATTCTTGAGCCGGAGCACAAGTTATTGTTCTATAGAATGGTTTATAACCAAACATACTATGTTTATTATCAGAAGTTACTTTACCATTGTTTGTAACAGTATAATATCTAATTCTCTCTTCAGATTCGGGATAACCAATATAGTCCCCATAATTAACGTCAACACCTAAACTTTCTAAATGTTGAATGTAAACTGAAACGGTCATATTACCCGGTTCAAGATACCTATTCACACCTTTATTATAAGAATTATTTTTTGGTTCTTCAATTTTAACTAAACCATAAAATTCAACAGGTGGTAAGAATTTAATTTCATCTTTACCAACCTCAGCATAAACCTCATCTGTGTCAGTACTCTGTCTATCAACACGAAACAAAACTAATTTCATTCCCAAATCACCATGAAGATATTCCTGTCCAATTTGGACATTCAAATCAAAATCTGTTTGTGACCAAAATTTACTAATTCTGGTGATTGGTAATTTATTCTTCATACTTAATAAATAGTTCATTTATTGATTCTAATTCGTTATATTTAGAATAACACAAAGATTATGATTCCTGAAATAGAAGCGAGGGAGATATTGACAAATTACGAAGGGTTTAATAATCAACTCTTGGAATGGAAAAACAAATTCCTTGAAGTTAAGAACTTCCAATTGACTAGACCTCAAGCAGAATATACAATGAAGTACCATGAGGTAATCCCTCGTGTTGCAAAAAAGTATATCAATATTGCTTCAAATTTTGGTGAGAAACTACAAGAGTCACGACATTTACCCACTCGACCTGAAAAGATATGGTGTGAAAAATTGTTATGTGATAGTGAGAAAGCTTTCCATATTTGGGGAAGAGTTTTGGAAAATGAAAGAAACTACGCAATGTGGGTTCCCAAATCTTCCATTATTCAAGAAGAAAAAAAATTAAATAGGGTTATTGATTATAGTCCATACGATAAAAGACCACCATTGTCTCACCAAAAAGAGGCGATTGAAAAGTTATTAGCAAATGATAGATTTATTCTTGCCGATGATATGGGTCTTGGTAAAACTACGTCCGCAATTATTGCATCTTTAGAAAGTGGGGCAAAAAAAATCCTTATTGTTTGTCCCGCATCTTTAAAGATTAACTGGCAAAGAGAGATTGAAAATTATTCTGATAGGAAATCTTTAATTGTTGAGGGTAGAAAATGGGGTTCGACATTCGACTATTATATCATAAACTATGATATAATTAAGAACTACCACTCAATTGATGAAACTGAAGACAGTCAAAAGAATACTCAAATCATTGATGAAAAGTTTGATTTGGCAATTATTGACGAAGCTCACTATATTTCAAATACCACAGCACAAAGAACTAAGTTAATTAACGACCTTTTGAAAAAAATACCAAAAGTTTGGTTATTGACAGGTACCCCTATGACATCAAGACCAATCAATTTTTACAATCTATTAAAGATTTCAAATTCAAACATTGCTTTGAATTGGCAGTCTTATGTTAAAAGATATTGTGGTGGTTACCAATTTACGGTAAACAAAAAGAAAATATGGAACACGGGTGGTGCAACTAACTTGGACGAGTTACGCGAAAGAACCAAAAACATCGTTTTAAGACGTTTAAAGACGGATATCTTAGACTTACCCGATAAAATCATTGCACCCGTCTTCTTGGACCTTAAAAGTACCTATTATGACGAGGAGTTGGAAGACTTCATGAGGATTACAAGTGAATCTAAAAGTAAGGAGTCTTTATCTGTAACAATTAACCGTTTAATGAAAGTTAGACAGGTTATTGCACACGAAAAAGTTGACTACACATGTGAGTTAATCGATAAATGTATTGAACAGGGTAAAAAGGTGATTGTGTTTACAAACTTTACTATGACCCTTGATATGATTCACGAAAAATACAAAAAGAATTCTGTTGTGTTGGATGGTAGGATGTCAAAAGAAAAAAGACAACAATCGGTGGACAGATTCCAAAATGAAGATAAAATCAAAATCTTCATATCAAACATTGTTGCCGGTGGTGTTGGGATTACCTTAACGGCGGCGGAAGTTGTTATCATGAATGACTTATCGTTTGTTCCTGCACACCATAGTCAAGCGGAAGACCGAGCATTTAGATACGGACAAAAGAAAAACGTAATTGTTTATTACCCGATATTTGAAAATACAATTGAGAAAATTGTATACAATATGTTACAAAAGAAAAAGAATATTATTGACCAAGTAATGGGTGATGGAGACTTTTCAGAAAGTTTTGCTCAATCAATCTTGAAAGAATTGATTTAATTCTTCTAATTTATCCGTCAACATTTTATCTAAGTTTTTATCCTCAGTATTTGT